CCCGCCGCGAACCCCACCGACGCGCTCGCGACCCTCACCTCCGGCGCCCAGGCGCACTCCAAGGTCGGCGAGGCCATCAAGACGTCCATGACCACCCTGGTCAAGGGCGCCGGCCTGGCCCCCATCGGCGGCAACCGGCCGCTGGAGAACCAGCGTGACATCACCGTCCGCGCGCACCAGGCCACCCTGGACCTGCGCACGGAGACCTACCGCGGCTTCACCGACCGGCCGACCGTCGTCAAGGGCCTGAACCAGGGCTTCCTGGACAACTTCGGCACGCTGAAGACCGCCCTGTCGGCGCCGTCCATGTTCGAGCAGATCCAGCAGCTGGTCAAGATGCTGCCCGGTGGCTCGGACGCGCTGAAGAGCTTCACCGCCGGCAACCTCGGCATCGGCTCGGTCTACGGCCTGGTGCCGTTCGACCTCCTGGCGCCCAGCCGGCTGATCTACCCGGTCTACACCCTGTACCGCAACAAGTTCCCGCGCCCGCAGGGCCAGGGCCTGTCGCGGATGGAGAAGGTATTCACCGGTATCTCGGGCTCGCAGACCGGCGGCCAGGGCGTCCTGGACATCTCGATCCCGGAGCTGGTGCAGTCCAACGCGACCTTCAACACCTGGCCGCTGAACCTGCCCCAGTCCGGTAACCAGACCGAGGTCCAGCTCAACGTCCCGTACCGGTTCTTCGGCATCACCGAGCAGCTGTCGTGGCTGGCTCAGTTCGCCGGCCAGGGCTTCGAGGACATCTCCGCGCTCGCGAACCTCATCATGCTTCAGGAGATGATGCTGGGCGAGGAGTACCAGATGATCGCGGGGACCTCGGTCCCGCTCGCCAGCACCGGCACGCCGACCACCACGGCCCGCACCGCCGGCTCCAACGAGACGGCGCTCCCCTCGGGGTCGCACTTCGCCGTGATCGTCACGGCGGGCAACTACTGGGGTGAGACCGCGGGCTCGGTGCACAGCACCGACATCACCACCCTGTCGGGAACGCAGGTCGTGGACGTCACGATCCCCACCGTGGCCGGCGCGATCTTCTACAACATCTACGTGTCCACCACGGCCGGCTTCGCGAACAGCTCCTTCCACCTGATGCAGTCCCAGGTGGGTGGCGTGCGCTTCACGCTGCAGGGCCCAACGATCCCGACCGCCACCGCGGTCCCGCCGACGGTGGACACCGGCACGGGCAAGCCGACTCGCATGGAGGGCGTCATCCCGACGCTGACCGGCGTCTCGGCGAACGCCGGCATCTACCCGTCGGGCTGGCAGGGCGGGTACGTCAACAACGCGGTGGGTACCACGCTGAACTACAGCACCATCAACACGGTGCTGAAGCAGCTGTGGGCGACCTCGGGCAACAACCCGGGCTCGTTCAAGGCCGACCCGGCGGAGCTGATCTCCTCCGGCATCGACATCGCCAACCTCAGCGACGACGTGGTCTCGCAGGGAACGGCCACGAACTACCGGCTGTTCATCCAGCAGAGCGAGACCGGTGGCATCCAGACCGGTGCCGCGGTCGACGAGTTCCGGAACCCGCTCACGCGGTCCATCCTCAAGCTCGTCGTGCACCCGTGGTACCAGCAGGGCAACGCGGACCTGCTGACCTACCAGCTCCCCCAGACGTGGACCAACGTGGCCAACGCCTGGGAGATGACCTGCGTGCAGGACTACGTGTCCATCGCCTGGCCGGTCATCGACGCGACCTTCCGGTACTCGATCTTCCTGTTCGGGGCCATGGTCGCGCACGCGCCGCAGTACTCGGCGCACCTGGGTGGCCTGCAGCAGTCGGCCACGACCCCCTACAGCTGATCCGGCGGTGGCGGGTCGGGGCTCACCCGGCCCGCCACCTCCTCCCTCGTCCACCATCCTCAGCGAGGAGCCAGCATGGCTATCTTCACCCAGGGCTCGCCGGCCAACCAGATCTTCACCACCAGCTCCACGTCGAACCAGATCTTCTACAGCACCGGCACGACCCGCGCCAACATCTATGGCACGTCCACCACCGTGGCGGCGACGTTCGCGGCCAACGCGTACGCCGTCACCGTGGTCAACGTGGGCGCCAGCAAGTGCTTCGTCATGGGCAGCACCGCCACCGCCAACGGCGTGCCGCTCAACCCCGGTGACCAGCTCACCCTGATCAGCACGCCGGCCACGCCGATCTCGGCGCTGTACGCCATCACGGCGTCGGGTACGACCATCACCGAGGCCGCGCTGGTCAGCATGCAGTCGGTGGCGTGACGTGGTCGCCAACGCACCGATCACGGTGCCCGTCACGGCGCTCGCCGCGCAGGTGTACAGCCCGCCGGTGGTGGGTAAGCCGCACGTGTTCATCTACAACACGGGTCCCGGGACCGTCTACGTTGGCGGCCCCGGCGTCACCGTGAACCAGGGGCTGCCCCTGCCGGCCAAGCAGCAGATCGACTACGGCTACGCGCCGAACCCGCTCTACGCCGTGGTGGGTGGCCTCACCCTCAGCGGCACGATCACGACCACAACCACGGCCGCGATCACCCACGGCGCGTCAACCAAGGTCACCGTGACCGCGATCACCAACTTCGCGGCCGGCCAGACGGTGCAGGTCGGGGCGGGGACGGCGGCGGAGACGCTGGCGGTCGCGTCCACGAGCACGGCCCCGTCGATCACGTTCACCACGCAGCCGCAGCTCGACCACGTCAGCGGCGCCGCGGTGACCGTGGTGACCAACGCCACGACGGGAACCCTGCGGGTCGTCCCGGGAACCAGCTGATGGCACTCATCATGGATCAGGCCGCCGTGGGAAAGTCCACCACGGCGAGCCTGGTCGCCCGCGTTCCCGGCGCGGCCACGCTGATCATCAGCAACACCAGTGGCGTCACCGTGTGGGTCGGCACCAGCCAGCACACCACGACGAGCAACGGGGTCGGCATCCCCACCGGCTCACCGCCCCTCACCATCCCCGGCTTCGAGGCCGCGGCGGACACGACGCTCTACGCGATCGGCACGTCGACGGCCGCGTCGCTCGGCGTCATCATCAGTACCACGCACTGAGAACCAACGCGGTGGCGGCCGTGTACCGTCGCGCTGGTACGAGATACAGTACCGCCAGCGGGTGAGCCATCCCCGCTGAGAGGGAGACGCTGTGCCTAACCAGCCCACGGGACCGGCCGCTGCCGCCGAGAACGCCTCACAGACGACCACCCCCATCACCCCGACCCAGGGCGAGAGCGGTCAGCTGAACCTGATCTGCGTCAAGGTATGCTGGGAGGGCACCCCCAAGGTACCCTCGCTCGACGCGCCGTTCCACGACATCTGGGTCCGTCGGGAGGCGCAGTACCCCAAGGGCCGCAAGGGCCTCGTCATGGCCAGCACCTGGAAGCAGATGGCCAGCCTCACCGACGAGGGCTACCTCACGGTGGACGCCGACGTGGCCATCGACCCGGTGGACCTCAACACCATGATCCAGCACGTCGCGAGCGACCGTGAGTCGGTCTGGGTGTCACGGGTCAAGCTCTGGCCGGTGTCCACCCACTTCCCGACCTGGGTGTGGGGCCACCGCAAGGCGATCCCCGACGGGATCACCGACCCGCAGGAGATCATGCGGCTGTGGCAGCAGGACGTGGATGACCCCGACTACTGGACCTTTTGTTTTACCTACCTACCACGAGCGCTGATGGAGGCAGCGATCAAGGCGGGGCTGCGGACCTGGCACTACCCCAACGTCGACAAGAACATGCACGAGCTAGCCAAGGCCAAGGGCTTCAAGGTCCGGGTCGTGCGCGGGGACTGCTTCCCCAAGCACATCAACTTTAAGTGACGAGGTGACATGACCGTCCGCGTGAACCTGCCTCCCGGTTGCAACGGCTTGAACCTGCAGGACGGCACCCGCTACACGGGTCACAACGGCCACGTCGACGTGGCGGAGCACCACGCCGCCGCGGTGGAGAGGCTGTCCACCGGGGGCGACGCCGGCCTGGTCAGCGCCCGACCGCGCTCCTACCTGGGCACCAAGAAGGGCCGACGCTGTGAGCCCTGCCGTCGGCTATGGAACGCCTGGTCATACGTGTGCCCCCGGTGCGGCGTTATCACCGCACCGGAGGCTGAGGCCTAGATGAAATCGTCGCTGCCGCCGCCCACCACGATGGCGACGCAGGCGACCACGATGAACACGATGAACAAGACGTTAGCGATCACTTACCGTTCCTCTTCATGGTCACCCAGACCGCCACGAACGTAGCCACGAACACGACGCCAACGGCGATGGCGACCCAGTCTCCCGCGGTCACTTGAACAACCTGAAGAACACGATCGTCACGGTCGCGATGGCGATGATCAGGAAGATCTTGACCACCGCGTCCGGCCAGGACGTAGCCTCAGCCTGGCTCGTGGCAGCCAGAAACACGTTCACGCCTGGCTCGCCTTCGAGCCGGTGGCCGGCCAGAAGCCGTCCACCCAGTGGGACGGGATGACCTTCTCCTCCACCTTGTAGGAACGTCGGGACACGACCGGGATGCCGTTCACGGTCGCGGTCTGAGCGCTACCGATGTGAGCGCGGATCTGGTTGAGGACCAGCCTCTTCTGGTTCTCCCAGTAGTCCACGGCGTTGGCCGCGTAGCGGTACGCGTCCTCCAGCTCCTTCGGGATCTCGGCCGTGTGACCCTTCTGCACGGTCGGGAAGTCGGCCTTGAGCTTCTCCTCCTGCTCCTTCGCGGTCAGGCCGGGAGGGGCCTGCAGCTGCGGGGGCAACCAGGGCGCGGGGTTCGACATCTGGAACCATCCTCTCTCATTCGTTCCTGGTACCAACCATACCACGGACCCGTCACAATGTAAACACTTTGGAGGTCGTTGAGTCGTGACCCTGTACGCCCGAAGCGACGTCGTTCACGTCGCGCTGTCCGCCGACCACGGTGGCTGCGGAGCCTCGCACTCCCGCGAGGTGACCCAAGGCGCCGCGGTGAAGATCTGGGCCCTGGACTGCCCAGCCTGCGAGCAGCACCTGCGCACCGACCCCCTCTGGTCCCCGACCCTGGCCGAGATCCCCGAGACCCCCGACGAGCAGCGCGCCCGGGAGGAACGGGACAAGCGCGGCCAGCGCGACCGCGAGGGGCAGCTCGTCGACGCCATCCTGGCCATCGCCGGCAGCCACGAGAAGCTTCCCGAGCAGCTCGCCCGGGCCATCGCCGCGGCCGGCCTGCTCAGCGGGGACCCCATCCGCCCCGGGGACGTCATCGACGCCCCCACCGTGGACTGCCCGCAGGGCCACCCCTGCGACCCCGCGCACCGGTTCTGCGGCACGTGTGGCTCCCGCATCGAGCCCCGGGCCGCCGCCACCGGCCAGGAGGCCGACGCCGCACCCTCGCCTCCCACGTCCGTTCCCGACCTCGCCAGGCTGCGGGTCGCCGAGCTACGGGCCCTGGCTGAGGCGCAGGAGGTCGACGCCAGCGGCACCAAGCAGGAGCTCGTGGAGCGTCTAGCCTCCCCGCTGGACTGAGCGTGACGAGGCGCGGCGTGTGCGGTCGCTGCGGGGTGACCCGTCGTGGCAGCCGCGCCGCGCCCAGTCAGCCCATCACGCAGTGCCTGGACTGCCTGACCCCACTGTGCGCGAAGCACGCCACCTGGGTGGGTGAGCGCGTCGGCTACCTCTGCCGCAAGTGCCTGAAGGAGGCGCCGTGACCCTGCCCGTGGGGCCGCTCACACCCTACGTCACCCCCGACATCTTGGTCAACGCGCCCACCGGCATCAGCTGGTCCAGCATCCCGCCGGGCCGCAGCGTCACCGACGCGGAACGCCGCGCGGAGCAGCTCAACATCTGCATGCGCGCCACCGCCGAGGCCGACACCATCTGCAACCAGGTGCTCCGCGCTACGGTCGACACCGAGTACCAGTCCGGCCCGGACCGCCGCATCACGGTCCAGAACGACACCGGCAACACCCGCATCGTCCTGCAGCGCTGGCCGATCCTCACCATCCAGGCCATCCAGGTCAGCCCCAACACGTTCCCACGGCAGTGGACGACCGTTCCCGTCGGGAACTACGACGTCGAGCACCCCGTCATCGGCCTCTACGGCACGTCCGCGCCGTCCGCGGCCGGTGAGGGTGGCCAGTCCATCCTCGTCGCGCGAGGCTACGGCGGCTGGCGGCTGGGCCGTAACGGCTACTGGTACCGGGTCACATACGTCAACGGCTGGCCGCACACCAGCCTGACCGTGGCCGCGAGCGCCGGTGACGCGGTCCTGCAGGTGGATGACTGCACCGGCTGGGCGACGGTCTCCGAGGCGCTCGGCAGCACCGGCGTCACTGGCGTGGTCTACGACGCCGGCGCGCAGGAGGTCGCGCAGGCCACCGCGACGACCGTCACCGCCGGCCCCGGCACCGTGACCCTCGCCGCTCCCCTGGCTTACCCGCACGCCGCCGGCACCCTGTTCAGCAGCCTGCCTGGCTCGGTGATGTGGGCGGTCACCGAGCTCGCCGCCGCACAGGCGATGACCCGCGGCGCCACCGCCACCACGGTGCAGCAGATCCCCGGTGGCGGCGGCAGCGCCGGCGCCGGCCCCATCCGGGTGGCGGGGCTCGTCGCGCAGGCCAAGGCGGACCTGGCGCCGTTTAGACGGGTGGTCTAGGTGCCCATCAACTCCACGCTTCTCTACGTCAAGGGCCTGCTCGACAACCTCACCTGGCCGATCCCCAACCTGCCGGCGCTGCAGTGCCAGATCACGCCGCCCGACCCGAACGTCGACGCTCAGATCCCGCAGGCGTACGTCTGGCCCAGCCGGGGCGACGAGACGCGTGACTCCCGCCGCGGCGGCACCCTGCCCCGCGCCACCTCCCAGGGCGCGCCCTCCGGCCTCAAGGCGCAGACGCACCACGTCAGCCTCTGGCTGGTGTGGTTCCAGGCCGACGACGACCCCGACGCCGACACGCTGTTCCCCGGCATGGTGGACTGGGTGATGGCGTCACTGCGCGTCACCGAGAACCCCTCACCTATCCAGGATGACGTGTGGAGCCCCAGCATCCAGTCCTACCTCATCGACATCGGCGAGGTCATGGACTACGAGATCACGCTGCGAGCGATCCTGGACCAGCGCTACAACCGCTACGACGCCCTGCTCAACCTGACGATCAACGAGGTCTTCCCCTCCTGACGCGAAGGAGCCCGTGTGGCTGAGGGATACCGCTACACCGGTGGCGACCGGCGAGGCTACCTGGCCTACGTCGACGACGACACCGGTCAGCTGCTGGTCGTGGAGCCGGGTGAGACGTACCGGATGCGTGCCATCAACCACGGCGACCCGGTGCCGCCGGCCGACGACCGGTGGGACGTGCCCGACGACGCTGATGAGACGTCGCCGCCACCCGCTGCCGATGACGCCACCGAGACCGGTGACGGCACCGAGACGGAGGACGAGAAGTGAGCAACATCCCCAGCACGGTCGCCCCCTCCGTCCTCACCTGGCTGGGGATCGGACGCGAGGCGGCGGGTGCGGCCGGCACCCCCGTCGCGCCCGTGGCGACGATCCCCCTCGACCAGGGCTCGTACCAGCCCGAGGACACGCCGATCTTCCTGCCGGACGACGCCATCCGTGGCGCCATGGCGAAGACGTACGCCGAGATCCTCGGTGTCGAGGACGCGACCTTCAGCTACGGTGGCCCCGTGTTCGGGGACGTCTACGGCTACTTCCTCGACAACGTCTTCGGGGACCTCTCCACCATCGGCACCGCCACGGCGGGCGGCTCCTCCACGGTCAGCGGCGCCCTCACCGCCGGCGCCACGACCCTAACCGCGGCCAGTGGCACCGGCTTCTCGATCGGCCAGTTCGTGCAGGTCGCGGCCGGCAGCACCGCCGAGGTCGTCAAGCTTAGCAACGTCACCGGTCCCACCCTGACGTTCACGACCACGCCGCTGCGGTTCGCGCACAGCACCGCGGTCGCGCTACACACCGTCATCGGCCCCTACACCCACGTGTTCGCCAGCCTGAACTCCGGCAACGGGCAGCCGCCGACACACACGGTCACCGACTACACCGGCCTGACCCCCACCGTGGGAGCCCGGGCTTACCCGTCGCTCTGCGTCGCACAGCTCGACTTCACCGGCAACGCGGAACGCCTCTTCGAGGCCAAGGTCAGCGGCAACTCGTGGGTCAGCACTCCCGCCGGCGCGAAGCCGACCAACACCACCACGTTCACGGTGCCGATCCCCAACTGGCGATCCACGGTCACCATCGGTGGCTCCCCGCTGTACGACGTCGGCGAGTGGACCATCTCCATCAAGCGGCAGCTGCAGGTCTACTACACCAACCAGGGCTTCCAGAACCCGTACATCATCGCCCGCGGCCCGCTCGACGTGACCGGCACCATCAACTACGCGGTCGTGTCGGACGAGTCCCCGCTGACGCAGATGCTCAACAACACGCAGCCCAGCGCGGTCATCGCCGTCAACAACGGCTTGTCCACCACGAACCAGATCAGCTACTCGTTCGACATCCACCAGTGCGCCTTCATCAAGGCGAAGCCCGAGCGCTCGTCCGTCCTCTTCGGGTACCAGGACGAGTACGTCGGCGTCGCCAACGCGACGGACGTCGGCGGCAGCGGTGGGCTCGGCCCCATCAAGGTCACGGTTATCAACAACTACCCGACGTACTGAGAGGAACCGCTATGCGCGTGGAGCTGCCCAACGATCACTGGGTTGAGGTTCGCGACCGGCTGAAGGCGCGTGACAAGGTCGAGGTTCACCGGGCCGTCACGTTCACGATCGGCGGCAGTGGCGGGAGCCAGGAGGTGTCCGCGGTCATCCAGGACGAGATGCGGCAGGCCTTCCTGGCTCAGATCATCACGTCGTGGTCCTACACGGAGCGTGAGGGCTGGCCGATCCCGGCGAACAACCCGGGTGGGTCAGGCATCCTCGGTGAGCTCGACCTGGACGAGTACAACGCGCTCTCGCTGGGCATCGAGGACCTGTTCCAGAAGGTCAGCTTCAGTGGAGGCAGCTCCCCAAACTAGTGGCGGCTCGCCGCCGGCTGGTCGCGCTCTTCCTCACCGACGGGAAACGTGACAACCTTCAGCTGCCGGAGGGCATGGATCCCATGAAGCTCGTGTTCCGCTGGTTCGCGGTGACGTATGGGTGGACGCCCTCGCAGGTCGTGGACCTCGACCTCGAGGACCTCACCTGGTTCCCGCTGATCGAGCAGGCGGATCACCGGGCCCAGGAGATCAAGCGCCGTCAAGAGGAACGTAGGAGGTCGACGTGACGCAGGTGACCGTGCACCTCGAGGGAACCGACGCTCTCGCTCGCGCCCTCGACAACCTCCGGGACCAGGCGGGTGTCGCCGCCGGCGTCGCGACCGACCGCATGGCCAGCGTGGCGAAGACGGCCATCCACACCAACCTGAACCTGACGAGCCACGCGCCGGGCACGCCGACGCCCAGCCCCCCGGGCTTTCCCCCGTCCCGAATCACCGGTCAGCTCGATGATTCGGTGCGAGAGACCCTCCGGCACCATGAGCCCGACCGGGGACACGCCGAGAACCACGTCGCTCCCACCGCGGTCTACGCCCGCATCCAGGAGCTCGGGGGCTGGACCGGCGCCGGGCACCAGACCTACCTGCCGTCGCGACCCTACGTGCGGCCGGCCCTGGAGCGAGCGCGACGTGAGCTGGCCCGAGCCGCGGAGGACGCCTTCCGCGAGGTAGTGGAGGGGTAACGCGTGGCCAACGAGCTGCCCCCGGTCGTCGCGAAGCTGATCGCGGACACCAGTGACTTCATGGCGAAGTTCGCCGCGGCTCGCGCCGAGGTTGACGCGATGGCTCAGGCGGCCACCGGTGTCAAGGTGGACACCACCGGGATCGGTGACGTCACCGGCCAGGCCCAGGACGCGCAGGGCACCGTTATCGCCCTCGACGACGTCAAGAAGGCGGCCGCGGAGGCGTCGGCCGCGGTCCAGGGCATGGACAGGCAGACGGTTCAGTCGCTGAACGACGTCAAGAAGACCGCCGACACCACCAACAGCGCGCTGGGAAACACGCGGAGCGGTTCCGACAACCTCGTTCAGTCGCTGCAGAACGTCGGCACCAAGGCCGCTCAGGTCGCGTCGAGCGTCTCATCCAGCGCCAGTGGCCTGGGCAACGGCTTCAGCTCCACGAAGAAGGCCGTCGACGACACGGCCGCGTCGGTGGACGCGGCGAAGAAGACCACGGACGACGCAGCCAAGTCGATCGAGAACCTGGGTAAGGCCGCGGACCAGACCACCAAGAGCCTGAACCTCACGAACAACGCGGCCATCAACCTGTACAAGTCGTTCAACACGATGGCGAACCAGGCGGGCAACGTCGGTGCCGCCGTCAGCAGCAAGATCGGCCTGATCGGCACCGCGGTCGCGGGCCTCTCCGGCCCCGCCGCCGGCCTGCTGTCGCTGGGTGTCCCCGGCATCTTCGCCGGCATGGCCATCGGCGCGGCCAAGTACGCCAGCACCATCCAGCAGGCGCAGCAGGCCGGCACCGCGCTGACCGCCACCCAGCAGCGGCTGCTTCCCGTGGTGACGGCGGTCAACGGCGCGTTCAAGGGCCTCGACGCCGCGGCCAGCCAGGCCGGTCAGGGCATCCTGAACACCATCGTGAAGCTGGCTCCCGCGCTGCACGAGGCAGGCAACGCGATGGTTCCCATGGTCCAGGCGCTGGGCGCCGGGTTCAGCCAGTTCCTATCGATCTTCGTCAACGGCCTGGCGCCGCTGCTCTCGCACATGCTTCCCGTGGTGCAGGCGCTGTCCCAGGGGCTCGGCAGCCTCGCCTCCGGCCTGGTAGGGCTGTTCAAGAACATTGACTTCAGCGCCGCCGCGCAGGGGCTGGGGCAGCTACTGAGCTTCGTTGGCGGGTTGCTGCCCATCCTGGGCAAGCTGCTGAGCGCCCTCATGCCGGTCGGCAACGCGATCCTCAGCTCCCTGCTGCCCGCGCTGCTTCAGCTTCTCAACGCGTTCACGGACCTCCTCGGGGGTGTGATGCAGCAGGCGGCGCCGATCATCAAGCCGCTGGCGGGCATCCTCATCTCGATGGGACAGGCGTTCCTCGCGCTGTTCCAGGCGCTGGCGCCGCTGATCCCGGGGCTGCTGCAGATCGTCCTCGCCTTCGCGAGCCTCGACACCGTGTTCGAGAAGGCTCAGCCCCTGTTCGCCGCCGTGAGCGGCGTGATCGCGGCCCTCCTGCCGCCCATCATCGCGATCGCGAACCTGCTGACGGGCACGCTGAACAGCGCGTTCACCGCCCTGGCCGGCGCCATCATCCCGCTCATCGGCCCCCTCGGTCAGCTCGCCGTGATCCTCGCCAGCGGCCTCGCCAGCGCGCTCACGGCTCTCACCCCCGGTATCACCACCACGGTCGGCGCGTTCGCGGGCTGGATCAGCCACCTCGGTCCCCTCGTCTCGCTCCTCGGCGTCCTGGCCGGCATCGTGATGAAGGTCGTGGTCGCTGTCGCCGACCTCGCGAACTGGCTGGCCGGCAAGCTGCCGCTGGGCATGGTCGCCGCGGGCATCCTCGCCGTCGTCGGCGCGATGAAGGCGTGGGCGCTGATCCAGGGCGTCGTCACCGGCGGGATCACGGTGCTGACGACCCTCACGAGGGTGTGGATGGCGGTCAGCGCGATGGCAGCCGCGGCGACCAAGGCGTGGGCCGCCGCGAGCACCGAGGCCAGCGTCGCGACCAAGCTGCTGGCCGCCGCGCAGGCCGCGCTGGACGTGGTCATGGACGCGAACCCCATCTTCATCATCATCGGCGCCATCGTCGCGCTCGCCGCCATCTTCGCCTACCTCTGGACCCACGTCGCCGGCTTCCGCGACTTCTTCATCGGCATCTGGCACGGCATCCAGACCGCGGCCGAGGCGGTCGCTCACTGGTTCGCGGGACCCTTCGCGGGGTTCTTCGTCGGCGCGTTCGACACCGTCAAGAACATCGTCATGGACGTGGTTCACTTCTTCGAGAACCTACCCGGCAACATCATGAAGGCTCTCTCGTCGCTGGGTAAGACCCTCGCCAAGGCGGCCACCGACGCGTGGAACGCCTTCACCGGGGCCCTCGGTGACGGCGTGTCGGCCGTTCTCGACTTCTTCAAGAAGCTGCCTTACGACATCGGCTACGCGCTGGGGTACCTCGTTGGCACCCTGTACAAGGCCGGCCGCGACGCCATCACATCGATGGTGCACGGTATCTCGAGCGCTATCACCACGCTGCAGCAGTTCTTCTCGTCCCTGCCGTCGAAGATCCTGAGCTGGCTGGGGAGCGCTGGCGTGTGGCTCGTCACCACCGGCAGGAACCTCGTCATGGGCCTGGTACACGGCATCGGCAACGCCGCGAAGGCGATCCAGCAGTGGGCGATCAACCTACCGGGAAACCTCGTGTCGTGGATGGGTGACGCGCTGTCCTGGTTGCTCAAGACCGGTCAAGACATCATCAAGGGCATGGTTACCGGCATCGGTGACGCCGCGAAAGCGATCCAGCAGTGGGCCATCAACCTGCCAGGTGAGCTCCTAAGCTGGCTCGCCAGCGCCGCCAAGTGGCTGCTCGGCATCGGCAGCGACGTCGTCCACGGCCTGGTCACGGGGATCGGCGACGCCGCGTCGGCGATCGCTCACTGGGCTACCAGCCTTCCCGGTGACCTGCTTCGCTGGCTCGGTGACGCGACCAAGTGGCTGGTCAACGTCGGCTGGGACATCATCAAGGGCCTGTGGGCCGGCATCTCAGCCGCCGGTGGCTGGCTCTGGAACCAGATCAGCAGCTTCGCGAGCGGCATCATCAACGGCTTCAAGTCAGCGCTCGGGATCAGCTCCCCGTCTCGGTTGATGGCCGACCAGGTGGGCACCAACATCAGCGCCGGCATAGCCCAGGGCATGCTGAACGGGATGAGTCACGTTCACGGCGCCATCGGCCAGATCCGTAACACGCTGACCACGGGCAACTTCGGCAGCGGCAGCTACGGCTCGCTCGGCTACGGGGCCGCCGGCGCGGGAAGCGCCGGCTCCGGCGCCGGCGCTCTCATCATCAACAACAACATCGCCGGCACCGTGGTAGGTGAGTCCCAGCTGAGTGACGTGCTACGCACCCAGGTTCTCAGGTACAACCAGCGGAACCCCACCAACGGCCTGTCCCTGTTTGGCAGGGGGCGCACGTGACCGTAACGCAGGTCAACGTGTGGGGCAGCTCGTGGGGCACCCCCGACGCCGAGGTCACCACCCCACCGGTCAACCGAACGCTTCAGGTCGGCGTCAGCAGCGTCACGGCCGGTCACTGGCTGCTCGCGTTCGTCGCCCTGCACACCATCCCGGGGATCCCCACCACGGTAAGCGTGGGGGACGACGCGTGCAACAACTGGACGCCGCTGGTCACGACGCCTCTCTCACCGCCAACGAGCCTGGCTCTCAACACCAACCCCAGCTTCGAGACCGGCAACACCACCGGCTGGGCCGGGGTCAACGCCACGATCGCGGCGGTCACCAACGAGGCGTACTCCGGCACCTACTCCTGCCTGATCACGCCCAACGGCACCTCAGCGGCGTGCACCCTACAGAGCGCTGCGGTGGTCGTCACCTCAAACCTGTTCTACAGCGGGTCGATCTGGATGTACTCGCCCAGCGGCTACAGCGGCATACGTCCGTTCATCTCCTGGCTGACGACGTCCTCGGTGTTCATCTCGGTGACGTTCGGCACCACGACGACGATCGCACCGAGCCTGTGGTCCCAGCTGACGCTCAGCCTTCAGGCACCCTCAAACGCGGGGCAAGCGGTCTGGGGCGTGCAGCTGCTGAACTCGCCTCAGGCCTGGGACACCGTCTACGCCGACCTCGCTACCCTGACGACCGGCAACGGCTGGTCCGCGGCCACGCGGGTCGCGATCTGGGCGGCGCCGAACGTCCGCTCGGGAACGACGACGGTCTCGATGTCACCGCTCGGCCAGGTGAACGGCGTCGCCGCGATCGTCTACGAGATGAGCGGCCTACCGAACTGGCTGACCGCGTCCCCGGTCACGAGTGGGTTCGCCGCCACCTCCAGCACCGTGAACCTGTCCCTGACGCCGTCCCAGAACAGCCTCATCCTGGCGGGCGGGGCCGGCAACGCCAACCGGTACGTCATCGAGCGGGTACGCAACACCTGGAACGGCAACCTAGGTATCAGCTTCAACAACGGCGTGGACGCCAACGCCGACCTGGACCTGCTGACCATCTGGCAGGTGGCGTCCACCGCCACCACGGCCTCGTTCTACGGCGTGTTCGCGGCCAACACCAACCCCATCTTCGCCAGCTCCACCACCGGCTGGCAGGTCGTCGGTGGCGCGCTCGCGTACTCCACCAGCGTCGGCCTTATCTCCCCGTTCCACTCCGCGTTGCTTACCCCAAACGGCACGAGCGCGAACGTGGACTTCTCGATCACACATGCCAGCGCACCGGCGGTCAGCAGCACCTTCACCTACACGGCGAGCGTGTACGCCACCGCTCCCAACACATCGGCTGTCACCGCTCAGGTGGGCATCGAGTGGCTGAACGCGTCACGGTCCTCCATCACCACCGTCTACAGTGGAACGTTCACCATCCCCGGGTCCGGGGCCAGCCAGTGGTACAACAACGTCATCCAGGCCATCGCGCCGGGAACCGCCAGGTTCGCCTCCGTGCACCTGAAGCTACCCGGCACGCCACCGGCCGGGCACCGCGTCAACGTGGGCGAGGCCGCGCTTACCCAGGTCACCAACGCCATCTCCGGCGCCGCGTTCACCCACCCGTTGACGGTCGCGGGTGCCATGGCAGCGATCGAGCTGTCACCGCCGTCCCCGTCGCAGCCCAGCTCAACCTGGCCCAACCTGCAGCTCGAGGTCGCGTTCGGCCAGGCCGCGGGAACCTCGGTTGACCTGCTGTCGTACACCAACATCAGCGATCGTCTGTTCGCGGTTTCAACGGATCGCGGCCGCCAGTACGAGCTGAACGCGCTGCAGGCCGCCAACGTCAACTTCGTTCTTCGCAACGATGACGGGCTCCTGACGCCCGGCTCCTCCGCGGCGGGTGCCTTCAGCGTGCAGCCATACAACCCGTTTCGGCTGTACGCCATCTGGAGCGGTCGGCGGTACAACCTGTGCGTCGGCTACGTTGAGCGCTGGCCACAGACGTGGGAAGACGCCCACTTCGGCCTCGTGCCGGCCGTCGGCGTCGACTCGTGGGTGATGATGACGCCGCTTCTTCAGTCGATCGTCCGCGAGGAGATCCTCGTCGACCAGCCACTGCTGTACTGGCCGCTGGCGGACCCCACCGCCAACTCGAGCGCCGCGAACCTCGGCTTCTACAGCGACCAGCTTCCCGTCACCACGTCGGCCTTTGGCCCGGCGTCCTCCGTCGCCACGTTCGGTGCGTCGAACCTCAGCCTCGTTGGTGACACCGGCACGAACTGGTCCATGTCCGGCCTCAAGTCAAGCAGCTCTCAGGCCTTCTTCGGGCACAGCCTGAACTTCACGTCACCCACGTTGCCGCCTCTCGCGTCGTCGCCGTTCAACGCGAACACCATCGTCTTCTGGTGCATGCTACCCGACACCGGGCCGATCACGACCCGGTTCGTTGAGATCTTCTCCATGATCGGGTCTCGAGGGCCGATCCTGGCCATCCAGCAGCTTAGCTCGGGGGTCATCCAGGTCGTCACCTGGAACGCGACCACCGGTGCCTCCACGGCCGTGTCGACGGGATTTTCATTCTTCAACAAGAACAACTACGCACTCAAGGTCTACGCCGGCGGCTGGTCGCTCTACATCGACAGCGTGCTTCAGCTGAACGCGTCGAACACGCTCGATCCCGCCTGGCGTAGCATGACGTTCTGCGGTCGGTCGGACCCGTACGCGACCGGCGCGTTCGGCAACATGTCGTTCAGTCACATCGCCGTGTTCAACCGACCGCTGCCGGTCAGCCGACTGATCACGTACTACTTCGCCTCAACCAACGGCATGGCCGGTGACCTCGGCGACTGGCGCGTGTCCCGCTACCTCTCCTACCTGCAGTGGGCGCCCCCGCAGCGCATCTACTACGACGCGGTCAACGGTCGGCTGTCCGGTGCCACGGACATCGACGGCCAGGACGTCGGCACAGCCATCAACAACGTTGGCCAGACGACCCAGTCGCTCCAGTACGTGGACCGCAACGGCTACGTCACCTACCGCACACGGATGGCCGCCACCAACCGCGGCACGCAGGCCGTGTTTGGGGAGAAAACGAGCCTCGGCGAGATCCCGTACCGCGTCACCCTCGTGATCGACTACGACCCGCAGTACATCAGCAATGACATCCAGCTGACCCACAAGGGAACGCCGCCGTTCCAGGTCACCAGCTCCGCACCCGCGACCACGGTCGCCACGTCGGCCAGCACATCCACCACGATCCTGATCCGCAAGCCGGCGTCGGTGCTCCGGAACGGCGACAAGACGCTGCAGATCACGAGCTACTACTCCTCCCTGCAGCAGTCGATCGACCTCGGTAACTACCTCGCCAACCAGTACCAGAACCCCCTGATGCGGGTCGCTCAGGTAGAGATCACCCCCGGTTCCCAACCGGCCGCGTTCGCGACCATCCTGGGCCTCGACATCGGGGACCGTGTCACGCTCAACCGTCGACCCATCGGCGCCAACAACGTCATCTCTCTCGATGTCACCATCATCGGCATCCACCACGACATCGAGGAGAAGAGCGGGAAGTGGTCCTACAAGCTCGACATCATGCCAACCGCGATCGCGGCGATCCAGACCAGGGCCCTGAAGCTGAACGACAGCGTCCTGGGAAAGCTTGACACCACGAACGTGATCGGCTGGTAAAGGAGCACCGTGGCTACCGTTCCCTCCCCACACCAGTTCGCCGTCGCCGAGATCGTCACCGCCGACAACATCAACACGTACTACCAGGGCATCCTGTTCCTGCAGAACCCGCCGATCTGCGTCTGCTACGCGGGAGCGGTACAGTCCATCCCGAACGCGACGTGGACCTCGCTGCTGTTCAACCTCAACCGGGTGGACACGTACGGCGGTCACTCGGTCACGACCAACACGTCACGGTACACCGCGCAGGTCGCCGGCTGGTACAACGTCAGCGGCATCGCCGTCGCCGGCTCCGCGACGGTCAACAACTGGGGCGTCCGTCTCGCCGTCAACGGCACCGCCGTGCTGGGAACCGCCAGCAACGGCCCCGCCTACGGCGGTGCCGTCACCGCCGCCGCCGTGACCGTGTGTGACGTGTTCCTGAACGTCAACGACTTCGTCGAGGTGCAGGTAAGCCAGAGCTCGGGCGGCGCGCTCAACACCGGTGCGTCTGGCACGGACTACACCTCGCTCATGCGAGTCCGCTGGGTCCACGTGTAACGACACCGGGAGGTGGAAGATAGTGATCATCATGCGTGCCCGACCCAGTCCCTTCGAGGTGATGTTCATGGTCGCCGCGCTGCTGGGAGGCGCGGCGATCCTCCTGCTGCGTCAGCACCTCGGAACCGGCTCGGCCACCGGCCAGCTACCGGTCGTGGTGACGATCATCTTCGGCATCGGCCTCATGATCGGCGCCGGCACCGTGCTCGTGGGCCTCGCCCTGCGCACGCTGTGGGGCACGCTGCTCGAACGCGCCGGCCTCTCCGTCCTCGCTCTTCTCATGCTGGTGTATTCTGCCCTGACCCTGGATGCCTACGGGCTACGTGCCGCCGTCAGCGCGCTGTTCTTCGTCAGCCTCGCGGCCGCGTGCGCCTGGCGGTTCAGCCAGATCGGAGGGGAGCTTCACGAGGTTGAGACCAGCCTGACCGAGGACGTGACGAGACCATCCGGCACCACCGACGCAAGGGAGTAGCCGTGAGCGTGTTCGACGCCGTGCTGTCCGTGCTGTCCGTGGTGTCCCTGCCCACCCTGGTAGGAGCCCTGATCCACGCCCGCGCCAAGAACCGCAAGCTGACCAACGAGGCCACGCACCTCGAGACCGAGGACGTGCAGGTCATCTCCGCGACCGCGCTGCAGCTCCTGACCCCCCTCCGTGAGCGCGTCCGTGAGCTCGAGGATGAGTGCAGCGCCCTCCGCGAGCAGGTCCGTGACCTCACCGCGGAGGTTCAGCACGAGCGGTCGCTGATGCAAGACGCCGGCTCCCGTCTCGAGCTCGCCAACCGCCGAGCCGACTACTACCAACGCGCGTTCGAGGCCAAGGCAGCCGGACCGTGACGGGGCTGCTGTGGGTCCTCTGGCCGCTCGGCAGGCTCAGCGACGGCTGGTCACAGGTCTATCCCAACCTGGTGGCCAGCGGCATCTGCTTCCTGGCTGGCTACCTCGTCGGCATCCGACCCCACTTCAAGCGGGTCAACAGCCGGCTCGATCACCTGCACCGTAAGGTTGATCAGCTTCCCACCGAGGGTTCCACCGCACCCGCGGACGAGGTACGGTGACAGACGTGCGTACCATGTACGACTCGATCACCTCCAGCGGCATCCCCACCGACGCCAGGCTGGTCGCCGGCTACGCCGATGGCAGGTTCGCGTGGACCGCCGCGGACTGGAAGCTGTTCCCGAACGCCATCCACGTGCCGATCGCGGTGTTCTCCACGACCAACGCCGGCCTCGTCGGTGACAGCGAGCCAGGTGACATGACACCCGCCGGCCTGGTTCGGTGGGTCAAGATGCGTCGCGCCGCGGGCGTCGACCCCACCGGCTACTGCTCCGAGGGGTCGTTCAACCAGAACGGCGTCACGTACGGCTGGGCGGCCTGTCGAGCGGCCTTCGCCGCCGCCGCCGAGCCCGAGCCGCACTGGTGGGTCGCGGCGTACCCCGGTGGGGGCGCGGTCATCCCAGCCGGCGCGGTGGCTCACCAGTACTCCTCAACCGCCAACTACGACATCTCCGTCGTGGCCGATCACTGGCCCGGCGTTGACCCGGAGGTAGACGTGGCACTGACCCAGGACGACGCGAACCTCGTCGCCGCGACCCTGCTCAACTACTACATCGTCACCCCCAACAAGCCGGCCGGCTCCAGCGGCCGTCAGGTCTGGGACGTCCTCGGTGACGGCGAACGAACCCAGGCCGCCATGGCGGCTCTCTCCGGCGTCCTGTCGTCTGAGCAAGCCGCCCTGCTGACCGCGATCAAGGCTCAGCCGACCGGTGGACAGGTCGACGTGAAGACACTGGCGGACGCCCTGGCGCCGGCGCTGGTGCCGCTGCTGCCGGCGAACGCCACGCCGCAAGAGTTCGGCCAGGCCGTCGTGGCGGCTCTCGACGCTCAGCTCAGCAAGTAGGAGGATCGGCTATGCCCCAGAGGCTCAGGGACCTGCTGCGTCACGAGCCCGCGCTCGTGGCGTGGTTCACCAACGGTGGCCTGGCCGCCCTGCTGGCCTTCGTGTTCCACCTCGGGGACACGCAGACCGCCACGGTGACCACCGCTACCACGGCGCTAGCCGCGGCCTACACGGCCATCCAGGCACGACCGGTGTCCTTGTCGGTGCTGGCTGGGGCGCTGGCGACGCTGATCACCGCGTGCGAGGGGTTCGGTCTGCAGCTGCCGGCCGGCTACGTCGCGTCGGGTGTCGCCGCCATCAGCCTGGTCCTGAGCCTGATCTTCCGCGAGAACCTGACACCGACGGCGAAACTGAAGACAGCTGCCACCGTGAGCTACCCCGTGGGGCTCGTCTCACCCGTCGTGACGACATCCAACGGCAGTAGCGTCACCGTGACGTATCCAACGCAGGGCACCACCGCGCAGGGCAAGACCGAGTGATATCCTAGCCATCAACCTCTTAACCAGACAACACAGCAGCCCCTCACCCGAAAGGTGAGGGGCCGCTGCTCTCGTTTCTAGCGACGAGCCTTGCTGAGCTCATACTTGCGCCGGCGTTTCAGTGCCCGACGCTCATCCTCGCTCAGGCCGCCCCACACGCCCGCGTCCTGGCCGTTGGCCAGGGCCCACGCGAGGCAGGTGGCCGCTACTGGGCAGCGGTGGCAGACCTTCTTGGCCTCGGCGGTCTGTACCAGGGCGGGACCCGTGGTTCCCACGGGGAAGAACAGCTCGGGGTCCTCGTCACGGCAGGCGGCGCGGTGCCGCCAGTCGGTCTTGGTGCGGGTATCCGGGTCGAGGTTCGTCATCGGTGGCACCTCCCTAACGCTTCTCGTTGTCATCTTTATGTCACGCCGCGGGAGCCAGCATGGTTCGCTGGGGAACACCGCGTCGCGCCGGGCGCCGCAGCAGCCAGGCGACGGTGGCGTCCGCCTCACCGGGCGTGAAGCGGTAGGCGCCGGCGAGGTGCGACCGCACCAGCTCCTGAAGCCTGGCACGGTTGACCGGGTCGGCGATGTAGCGTTCGTGTGCGAGCTGTGCGATCAGCTCAACCTGCTCACGGGTCGCGTGTCGGTAGACGGTCATCCCCAGTTCCTCTCGCTCGCTTCCTGGGACAACCGTACCACCACCGCGGTGATTTGTAAACAGTTTTAGGTGGTGTCGGGAACCGTGGGATCGTCGGGGTACCTCTCCAGGTGCCAGGCCAGGACCTCATCCAGGTAGAACCGCCGCACCCCGCCGCCACGGGTGGTGCGTTCCCAGCCCTCGGGAAAGCCGTTGCGTTCGCGTCGGCTCCACCACACCCACACCTGCTGCTTCGACACGGGTCGGCCGCGGTTCTCGGTGAGAAAGCGGGCAGCGTCCGTGTACCCACCGGTGGGACGGGTGTCTTGCTGATCCGGGGTGTCAGCCACCGGCGAGCACCTCCTCGGTAACGGGGAACCCACAACGTGAAAGCGGCCCCTCCCCGGAACTAGCGAGGAGGGACCGCCGTACGCCATCGTGCCGGTGTGCCTGTGGGGAGGTGCAGCCGACGCGACGGCAGCCCTCAGGTGGACAGCAAGGCGTTGGTGACGTTTCGCCGCAGCTTTGCGCCCTCTCCCGTCATGATCTGCTCGAACCGCGCGTTGCCGGTCCGACGGGTGATGACGTGGTCCATGTGCTCGGTTACGGCGTTGATCGCGCCCCAGCCGTTGTCGCGGAAGCCCTCGATCGTGGGCGACGTGCGGTACGTGGCGACGATCTCCTCCACCAGCTCCAGCTTACGGGCCCGGTCGTTGGGGATCGCCTTCACCAGGATGTTACGCAGCCCGCTCTCGGTCACGCTCACCTTGGCCAGGTCCTCGGCCAGCTGCTTGAACGCGGTCTCGTAGTGCACGGCCTGCTGGAAGCTCAGCTGAGCCTCCTGCAGCCGCTCGTGCAGGTTCGTGGTGTGCTGGTAGCTGAACCGTGACAGGGACGTGTCACGCAGCACGTCGTTCTGGTTGGTGCACCAGTAGCGGATCGGGGTCAGGAACCCGCGGACCGCGGCGCTGCCGTCGTGGCTGGTCTGCAGCACGACGTACATGGAGTGCAGGTCGCTGCCGAGGACCTCGAACTTCTCCGTCAGCTCCATGGTGACGAAGATTCGCCAGCCGTTGCCCTGCAGACCGGCCTCGGCCCAGCGGGCCTGACCCGTCAGCACGAGGGAGTCCGCGAACGCGAACGCGTCGGCGTTCTGGTAGACCTGGTAGTGGCCCTTGACGTTACCGAGCTCCTCACCCGTGTCGGTGCGGTACACCTCGTAGCTGCGGGTGGAGGGCGTCGGGCCCTCGGGGGTGCTGCGGAGGTACGGCCTCTTCGCGACCGACCAGTTCAGGCCGGCCTTGGTCAGAAGGTCGGCGCTGGTGTGGAACTGCCCGTTGGCCTTGAAAGACCCGGTCGTGAGGCCGGCCCAGGGCAGTGGACGCTCCGTGCTCTCTGGAGGTGAAGTCAGGGTTGCGGTCATGGGTGGCACGTTCCTCTCTCACTCAGTTCGCTGACGTGCTGCTGTAACCATACCACATTGGGACGCAGAGGTAAACACTCACGCAGCGGGACGTGCCTCAAACCGGGGAAGTCGCGACACGTCGATCAGACGGTCACCCGCGTCCAGGGGCACCCCCAGATCCGCACCCGGTCGCCCGTCGAGGGACCGCTTCAGCCAGGCCATGACCCAGCGAGCGGGATGCACCGACGTGCCCTTTCCCCAGAACGCGTGCAGGTTTCGCACGTCACGCAACGGCTCGACCCGCCACGCGTCGGGGAAGCCCATGATCCGAGCCGCCTCACGGTGCGTGATGAACCGACCATTGGGGTGCCAGACCTGGAACGGGCCCGCCCCGTTGAGCACGCGTCCCGGGGCGTCCCACGGCCAGTAACGCGGCTTCGAGAAGCCACCGGCGTCGAAGTCACGTTCGAGCAGCTGCTTGTCGCGGGTAAGGTGAGCCAGGCCGAACTTCGACCGCGGCGTCGTGTAGCACCAGGAAGGCGGCAGCTCACCGTACGTGGTGTGGTACCGCCGCAGGATGTCGGTCTCACCCTCACCCGGGTACCAGGCCACGCCACGTGGCGGGTCAACGAGGTCGTGGATACGGCGACTGAACGGGGACCCGGGCGGCACGTGGCCGTCCACCAAGCCGTCCAGCCGCCGCAGCCTAACGGACCACCACGTGGGTGGATCACGGTAGGGCTGGTTCTCCCAGCCCAACGGCAGGTCACGTAGGTCGGCCAACGCGTCGGCGATCGTGGCCGGCCGGTACGGCGGGGGATCCACCCCGAACGGCAGCCGGCTGGCCACGAGGAAGTAGCGTCGCCGGCGGGTGCAGCCACCCAGCGTGAGGTTGTTCTGCAGCACGTGCGTGGCCGCGTAGCGCAGGCCGGTCGTGTCGTTCAGGTCCGTGACGAGCTCCCGCATCAGCGGCAGCCCACGGCTGTACGCCTGGCCGACGCTCTCCATGACCACCGCGAGCGGCGTGACCCTCGCCGCGTACCGGAACAGCTCACGCATGCAGTCGTTGATCGCCGACCCTATGCCGTGCTGCGTGGTTCCCACGCTCATGCCGCTGAACGCGGCGCACGGCGGGGTGCCGACGACGACGTCCGCGGGCACGGCTCGCCAGGTGGCGGGGTCCCCGACCTGCGCCTCCCAGTGGTCACCGAGGAAGGCGCGGTTCGCCTCAAAGGCGAGGACCCCGAAGCCACCAACCTGCTCAAGCTTCCCCACCAGGCGGTACCCGGCCAGGGTCGCGCCGACGGTCATGCCGCCGGCGAAACCCTGGCAATCCGCGACCGAGTACGTCACGTATCAGACAGTACCGCGTCTGGCTGAGCCTCGTCCGCTCCTGGCTCGTCGGGCGCGCGCCCGCAGCTGGGGCACTTGTCCCGACCGGTGTACCCGTCAAGGCGTCGCCGCTCGTTCACCTCTACCTTCGCCGCGTGGAAGCGGTCCACGGTAGAGGGGGTCGCTCCCAGCGCGAGGAACTGGTTGACCAGGAAGCAGAGGACGTCGACGAGCTCACGGACCAGCGCCTCCCGGTTGATCCATGGTTCACCTGTGGCCCACGGCTTCCAGCTGATCTCTTGCAGCGCCTCCACCAGCTCAGCGATCGCGGCCTGGTTGTTGTCTTTCAGGTAGGTCACGCGCTCGGCCGGTGTCAGAGCTACCAGGTCGTAGCCGTAGCGCCGCTGCATGGCGTACTGCCGCTGGAAGATCGCGTCCAGGTGATCGGTCACGTCAGCTCCCTCGCTCGTTGAAACGCGTCGTTGATCTGAGCGCACGCCGCGGCAGCTGAGCCCATGGCTCCCTCCAGGGCAGCGGCCTGAGCGTGAGCCAGGTCACGGAGAGCCGTGGTCGGCTGCTTCTCCACCACGTCGGGCGTCAGGAGGTACGGCTCACCGAGCTGAGCCGCCTCACCGGGGTCGCAGAGCAGCACCGAACGGGTCCGAGCGGCGTACACGAAGCGGTTCCGCCACCAGCCCGTGCCGAGGATCTTCCGGTACGGTGGTGACAGCACGCCCCAGCTGTCGGCGTACAGCTGCACCAGGTCCCTCTCCGGCATCTTCCGCGGCGCCCGGCTGGTGCGGGTACCGAGGTGGTTGAGAGGCCAGGCCAGGTTCAGTGACTCGACCCACTCCAGCTGGTTCGACACCGTGCCGAGCACCCACTGCCGGTCCCGCTCCTCGACGGCGGTAGCCACCACGTCGTAGGAGCGTGCGAACCTCGAGGGGTCGACGTAGGTGACGTCGTGAGCGTTGGGCAGCAGGTTGCCGAGCTTCTCGTGGTTGCCCCAGCGGAACGTGGGAACCAGGAGCGGTGGCCAGGGGTCCTCCCCGAGCCAGCGCACGACCTCCATCAGCTCGGCCTCGTGGCTGAGTGCCCAGTCCCGGTTGAGGCGACCCTTGAAGAACTCCTTCGTCAGCTGGTGCGGCTGTCGGAGGTGGGTTCCCAGGTTCGCGATCAGCTGGCTGAAGCCCCAGTCGTCGACGTACAGGACGATCGGCCGCCCGGTGCGCCTGGCCTCGCTCAGCACGTGCAGGGCGGGGTACAGGTGATGGCTCGCGATGGAGAAGAACGGCACGAGCCCCACCAGCACCGCGTCGTAGCCGTCGAGGCGCTCGGCGGCGCCCACGACGCGGTGATCCACGCCGTGGCCCGCCGCGCGGAGTGCCTTCACCAGCAGCGCGGCGACGGGCTCGTAGTCGACCGAGGTGCCACCGCCGCACTGCTGCTTCGTGACACCCGTTGCCAGGACACGCATCAGAACGGCAGCTCATCGTCGAGGCTCGGCGGCGGGGGCGGCGGCACCGCGTCCCGTACCGGCGGGGGCGGCACGGCACTCGACGGCGGCGCGTAGCTGACCGCGGTGGGAGAACTGGTAGTCATCGCGACGGTGCCGGTCGGCAGGGGCGCCGCGGTTGTGGAGCCCGGCAGGCCGGGGAGACCGGTGCTGGCCGGTGCCGCCACGGGCGAGACACCGCCACCGGTGGGAGCCAGCACGTTGTCGACGTTGTTGCGGATCTGCCCGCTCCCAGCCGGCCACTCCCGCTGGCTGAGCTTCACCTGGCAGCGTCGGCCCACGAGAGCCGACGCGACCTGCGCCATCGGCGGCTTCGCCGCGAAGAACGCCTCACCGAGGCCGAGAGCGGCCATGTAGCGGAAGAAGAAGTTCAGCGCGACGTTGCTGTCGTAGCTGATGACGAACTGGTTGAACACGGTTTTCTGGTCGTAGGGGCCGCCCTGGACCTTGAACCGCACCTTGATCATTGGCTTGCCGGTGGAGGACTCCGTGGCCTCCGCGCTGTCGACCGTGACGTCGTAGGTGTCCGGCGGCAGCGCCTCAAGCGCCGCGTCGCCGGCCGCCTTCATCAGGTCGTCCCAGTTGACCTCCATGGTCAGCCCTCCCGGTTGTCGATGTTGAGGTTCAGGTCGAGGGTGCCGACGGGCGTCGACACCGTGGATGACGTGGTGGGAAGCACCGTGGCCTCACCACGAATCATGGCAAGCATGCCACTGATGTTTGGGTTGTCGATGAACGGTGGAATCCGTCCACCGAGCCGTTCGCCGGTCGCGTAACCGTTGAACGTGCCGCAATAGAGGCGACGGAACTGCGTGCCATCCTCAGCGGTAACGACGCTCAGAAAGGTTGACGCGTCAACGTAGTAGGGGAACGTGGTCGCGAGGCTTCCCTGAACGTAGGGGTACCAAGTGCCTTCCCCGTTCTGCTTGGCCATGGCGATGAAAACGACGGCGTCGAGAGGCTTGGTGGGGTGGCCGGTGAGGTCCCGGAACTGGCGAACCAAGGACGACACGACGCGCAGCAGCTGGCCCCAGTCCTGGGTCTGCATCTGGTTGGTACCGGCGATGTCGTCGACGCAACGTTGCTGCACCTCGCTGATGGAATCCATCACTACCGAGCGAAACGAGTGCTTGCCGCTGTTGAGCCATTGAAACGCCTGCTGCACGTCCCGGTAGGTGCGGACCCTTACGATCGCGGTGTCCCACGTGCCATCTGGCTCAGGTGGCGGGGACGTGCTGGGGCTCCACTCGGTCTTGCGACTCGGTGTGAATAGGCTACCACCCTCAGCGTCGAGAACGACACGTGGCGCCGGCGTGGTGTCACCCAGAAATGACTTACCGTGCTTGGAGTGACCAAAAATGATCATATTGATCCCGTAGTGCAGGCTCACTCAACCCTCCTCCTGGCTGCCTTGGCCTCATTCATGAGTCGTCCCATTCTCGATCTCTCCTCACTCGATGTCGCGGCCCACCGTCGTCGCTGAGCGTTACTGATCATCTCTGGCCACCCATCGTAGCCACGGTGGCAGGTGACGCAGCGTGGCACAAAATCGGTGCTCGGGTTGAGGCCGTCGGTTCCGTGAACCTGTGACCACTCCTCAGCCGAGTTACCACAGTCGATGCAGATGTAGTTCTTGGCAAGACCGCGTGAGCGAGCGACCCGAGCGTGGATGTTGCCGTAGTTCTTCTCCTCGAAGACCCTGCCGCGGTGATTGCCACAGGTACAGCCATCACTGCAGCTCCCGTGAGCGTTGCGTGCCGCCTGAGTCAACGTTCGACGCTGCTCAAGGGTCATCTTCGCGTAACGCTGTTTCGCTTTCTCAACCGATACCGTGTGTCTCTTGCAGGTGCAACCTGGCTCGCAGTATCGAGGCATGTCAGCTCAGCTCCCTCACGAGGTCGGTGATGCGGTCTCGCTCGTAGTACGCGTAGGGGTCCCCGCGGTTGAAGCTGCCGACGAGCGCGTCCTCCCACCGGCTACCGTCGTCCAGCAGCGGGCACACGTTGCGGAACGGGCAGCCCCAGTCACAGAAGTCCGTCGCGTTCGGGTACACCACGGCGCGGTGGTCCTCGCCGGCGTCCAGGCGGGCGTGCCAGTCCACGATCCGGTTCGTCACGGCGCGGGACCGAAGGAAGGTTGAGTTCAGGTCGTGCTCGTTGTACGTGATCTCGACCTGCTCGTAGAACGGGGGCCTGGCCCGCAGGGTGCGCTTGGACCGTTTCAGCATGACGTACAGGGCACCCCCGATCACGATCGGGGGGTCGTCGTGGCGGTGCCACAGGGACAGAAGCAGGGCGTAGAAGCGCATCTGCTGGTTGAGCGCCAGCTGGTTCGCCTTCGCGAGGCTGTCCACGGTCTTCCAGTCCCGCACCAGGTACGCGCCGGTGACCCGGTTGAGCACCACCTGATCGAACCGGGCCCGCCAGGAGACGTCGTAGCCCGGTGACGCGTCGAGCGGCACCACGAGCTCTCGCTCGACGCCGATGACCTCCAGCTGGCTGTCCACCCCCGTCTCGTCCAGCCACTGCCTGAACCCCAGCAGCATGGCCTGCGCCAGGGCGTGCTCCTTCTCGAGCAGGTCCTGCCAGCCTGGATGCTCCGTGGCCAGGCGGTCGTACACCCACCGGAGGGCCACGAGAGGGTCCACGTCGTGGCCGTACCACGCCTCGAGCGCGAGGTGGATGTTCCCACCCATCTGCGCCTTGCCCACCGGAGAGGTGGCCTCGGGCCGCGGCTGCCAGTGCCAGTGGTACGTCAGCGCCCACTGGCGCGGGCAGCGCTGCGCCGTTTGGATCTCCGAGTTGGAGATCTCGAGAACGGTGTCGGCTGTCACCGTTCCTCCGCGTACCAGGCGTGGTCCCACGTCTTGAAGACCGCGATGGTCTTCGTGTCCCGGTAGACGTACAGGATGTCGGTCTCAGCCTCCACCGCGAACGACGTCGCGGTCACGAACAGGTGACTCATCTGGTTGGGACACGCCACGCGCACCCCCTTGGTTGGTTGGTCAGCCACCGAGCAGCCTCCGTAGCGTGTCGCGGTCCCGTAGGACCTCCTCGATGCGCTCCTCCTTGCCCGCGAGAACCGCCTCCCGGCGCTCCTCCACGGTCCCCACGGCGCGGATCTCGATCTCCTGCAGCCAGGCGTGGTCCTCGGCACCGATCCGCTGAACCCGTTTGCGGAACTGGTCGTTGAACCGGGGCCGCCAGGACCGCTGCAGGTAGCAGAGGTAACGTGCCCGGGTCAGGGTGATCCCCTCCGCGCCGGCGCCGAACGTCAGCAGGATCACCCGCACCTGGCCGTCCTGGAACCGTCGCACCGCGTGCGCCCGGTCCACCGGTGCCACCGAGCCGGTCACCAGGGAGTGGCTGACCTTCTCCTTCTCCAGGCGAGCCGCGGCCAGCTCGATCAGCTGTCGTGACTCGGCGCCCACCACGAGCGGCTCGTCACCCAGCTCCCGAAGCAGCTCCACCAGGTCATCCACCTTCGCGGAGGGAGCGATGAGCCGCGTCAACGGGTGCCCCTCCTCGTCCCGACCGGTGACCTCCACGCTCGCCGCCGCGAACTGCATCAGGCGCGCGAACTGCACCCCCGGGCCACGGGCGACCAGGAGCTCGTTCAGCTGCGCCAGCATCGTCTCCTCCATCTGACGGTACGCGGCGAGCTGCTTGGGGGTCAGTGCCACGTCCCGCAGCTGTGGCTCCCGGAACGCGGGCAGCTGCGGCAGCAGCACCTCCTGCGGGATACGGCGGTACATCGGCTGGGTCACGGCGCGGAACTCAGCCTCGGTGTCCGGCCGCAGCCCGATCACCTCCATCCCCCCAAACAACCCGTAGCTGGTCTGCGCGTACCGATCCAGGAACCGGGTCTTCGCGGGGAACCAGTCGGGTCGGACCGCGTGCAGGATGCCCCACAGGTCGCCCACGTGGTTGTCGGTGGGCGTGCCGGTGAGCGCGAACCGGTAGTGGGCCTGGTGCGTCACCGCCCAGGCCGCGAGCGCCTGCTGGCTGGACGGCAGCGTCATCGTGCTGCCATCATCCTGACGTTCAGTCTTCTGTCCTACGTTGCAGAGGCGATGTGCCTCATCCAGGATGATCGTGCGCAGCGGCAGCTCGTTCAGCTCCTTGGGCTCACGCTGAGCGTCGGTCAGGTGCGCGGAACCGTAGGGAGCCAGGCGGGAGTGCATGCGCAGCGTCTCCCAATTACAGATCAGAACTACCTCGCTGCACGTACAGCTTGGCACGGTCGAGCCATTCGATGTCTTGGTCAGCTCTGGCGATTGAAGCGTTGCACTTGAAGCAGAGAACGCCTCGGATGCGGCCGGTGGAGTGGTTGTGATCGAGGACAAGAGCGGTTTCGGGGCAGAGCTCACATCGGTAGCTGGCTCGTTCGAACCAGGCGTGATAGTCATCGAGTGAGATGCCAAATTTTTTGAAGACATAGAGTTCTTTGCCACGTCGCTTACGTCGATCGACTTCTTCGGGAGACTGCCCTTTCCACCAACGATCGAGGTATTCTCGTTTGTGCTGTTCCCACTCTGGTGTGCGGATGTTTTCTCGATGCCATGTGGTGTAGCATGATCGACACATTCGTCGAGCCTCGGTTGGTTGGTCTGGGTGACACAATGCGGGAGGTGCCTTTTGCCGCCAATGTACTCGGCTGCTAGGCTGAGGCTCTTCCGTCTCGATGACGCACTCCCATCGATCACGATGACATTTAGCTCGGGCGCCCACCTGGCGATCTCACGTGCCCAGACCGTGTGCTTGAGGCTGCTGGGGCAGACGATGAGAGCGGGATACGGTTCCCGGCCCAGCTCCGCCAGCACCTGTAGGGTGCGGATGTTGATGACCGTCTTGCCGCTACCCATGGCCTCAAAGCAGCACGCCTTTTCCAGGAGAACCAGGAACGCGACGGCGGCCCGCTGGAACGGCTTCAACCTTAGCTCACCGGTCTCGATGACGTCGAGCACCTTCGTGACCTCGTGGCTTGGGTCGAGGTCCAGCGCCTCACGCAGCGTCAACGCCGGTTGGATCTCATCCTCTCGCTCCCGCCACGCCCACTCCCTCAGCGCGTCACCCAGCACGAGGCGCTGGCCGAACACGCCGCGGAGCTGCAGGCACGCCGCCCAGGTCAGCGGTACCCACCAGCCGTTGGCTCGCCGGTCCCAGCTCGCGCCGGGAACCTGCGTGATCTGGTCCTTCTCCACGGGGCTCGTGGCGACGAAGATCCGCTCACCGCGTTTCTCACGGATCTCAGCAACCGCCACTCGACGCCTCCTCGCCGGGGAGCACCCGCGCCAGCAGCTCGGCAGGCAGGCGGTTCTGGCTCAGCAGGTGGCTCAGCAGGTGGGCCGCGGCGCTGTTGCTGTCCCGTTCCCCCGGCCTGAACCAGCCCAGCATGGTCAGCTTGCTGGCACCGAGGAGGCGGTTCGAGCTGGGCTGAGGAACCAGGGTGTGAGGGCGGCTGCTCTCACCGCCGCGGCTGGTCAACCACTCCAGGAAGCCGATCACCTTCAGGGCGCTGGGATCGTGGTGGCGGCTGCCAGGGAGCAGGAGGTAGTCCTCCCAGCCGAGGCTGAGGAAGCTACCGAACTGACAGGTCAGGGCGTAGAGGTCCTCACACACGACGCGCCACGGCGCCTGGCCACCGAAGAACCGGGGCGGCTCGGTGAACCCGAGAACCTGGAAGTACCGCAGCATCGCACCCTCATCCGCCAGCGTGGGAGGGTCCAGCCAGGCCGCCCAGCCGGTGCTCTCGCCGGGGTCCACCCACAGCGTGACGTCCGGTGCCCCGGGGTGGTACGCGTACATCGCCTGGCGAAGGTCGGCGATAGCTGCCTTCCCCGTGTCCTTGCGACTCAACGGGTTCGCTCCTCGTTCGCTCGTTCAGCTGGCCAAACCTACCACAGGCGGTCAGCTCTTGACCCACCGTTCCCGCAGGATCTTGCCGTCACAGGTGAGCGGCACCGCGTAGCTGTCGCGGTCCGTCATGGCGGCGATCATGGTCCGCAACGCCTCCTCGGCGTCGCGTTCCTCGACCTCCGCGATCAGCTCGTCGTGCACCGGCAGCCGCAGCTCATCCTCGAGCCCCGCGTTGGCGGCGCTCACGATGGCACGTTTCAACGCGTCCGCGGCCTCGGCCTGCAGCTTGTAGTTCATGAGCGCGAACTCACGGCCGGGGTCACAGGGCAGGTACCGGTTCATGGTCGTGAACGTGGCGGGTCGCTCACCGGCCCGCTTCATCGCGTACGCCCGGTTGCTCAGCTCCCTGGCCATGCGCTCCAGGCCGGGGAACCGCTCGTTGAAGGCGTCGTGGATGACCCGGACCCGGGCCTGCGGCAGGCCGATGGACCGAGCCATGGTGGGCACGCCGGCGCCGTACAGCTTGGCGTAGGACATGGTCTTGACCGCCTGCCGGCGCGGGTCGCTCTTGGGCACGTCAACCCCGAAGAGCTCGCTCGCGATCCCGGAGTAGAAGTCCCGACCCCCGTTGTCGGCCTCGTAGAAGGCCTGGATCAGGCCGGGATCCTCGCTCAGCGCGGCGGCCAGACGCATCTCCACCTGGCTGAAGTCCACGGTGACAAACACGTGGCCGGGACGGGGGATGAAGCAGCCCCGCACGATCTTGTCGTCCCGGTGCAGCGTCTGCAGCGCCGGCTCGGTCACGGACATGCGCCCGGTCCGGGCCTGGATGGTGTTGATCCCGGCGTGGATGACGTCGTCGGCGTCGACGAGTTCCAGGAAGTTCTCCAGGTAGCCGTTGATCACTTTGTCGGCGTGGCGGCCGTCGATCACCAGCTTCGCGAGCCGGGCCGCGGCCGGCGGCGCGGCGCCGTCACCGAGGGTGGCCGCCGCGTCGGCCTCGAACCCCGCCGCGGCGATCCCCGCCAGGGTGTCCTTGTCCACCTTGGGCATGCCCGTCGGCGTCGTGTCGGTGATCGCGTACCCAGCTTGGAGGAACGCCTGGTAGAGCTGCCTGCCGGAGGCCAGGCTGGTCACCCCGTACACGTCGCTGAGCCAGGACCGGACGCGCCCGGTGTAGCCTCTCAGCTTCTCGAGGGCGTTCGTGACGTAGGGCCGATCGATGAGGACGCCGGCGAGAGACATACGCCCGCAGATCCGCGACACCGCCAGCTCGAGCTGGTACAGGTCCTCGCAGCGAGCACGCACCTCGGCTCGCTTCAGCCGATGCAGGTGCGCGGTCAGCACCGGGTCCAGGGCGGCGTACACCCAGTACGGTGGGAAGGTGTACGGCACCGTGGCCCACGTCCAGCCGTGGTCCCGCATGCCGTCGTGCAGCAGCTTCTCGCCCGCGGTCGCCCGGGGGTCGATCAGCCGCGCGCTGGCCGGCTTCAGGCCCTTGGGGTAGGTAGGGTCCGCCAGGGCGAGCTGGATCATGGTGTCGTCACCGAGCGCGGGGATCGGCAGCCCGGCGTGAACGTGCAGGAACCCGTCGTCGAACTTCTTGTGGTGCGCGACCTTGTCACCCTCGTACCGGGTCAGCAGCTCCACGACGAGGCCGCCCCAGAGCGGCCAGGGAACCGCCCAGCCGGTGCGCTCGTCACCGAGCTGCACCAGTCGCAGCGGGTCCTTCTTCGCGTTCAGGCCACCGGACTCGGTGTCGTACGCCAGGACGTCACGGCGCTCACCGAGCCAGCGAGCCATCTCGTTCGCGTCGGCCAGGGACTCCACCAGCCGCAGTGAGATCCCCTGGAGCGGGGACTCCCGGACCTCCGCCGGTCGGCGGGTCGCTACCTCAGCCGTCACCCAGGTTCCTCGCTCGTTGAACGGACAGGCCCCACTGCCGGAGCTGCAGCTCCACGTCGTCGGGCCGACGGTGCGCGTCTCGTTCCTCATCCACCACGTGAACCGCTCGTACCAGGCCCGAGTTGGCGACAAGCTTGGCGCAGTTGACGCACATCGCGCTCGACACGTAGACCGTGCCACCCGCGATGTCCGTGTAGTCGGCTCGCAGGAGCGCGTTCGCCTCGGCGTGGATGGCGTCGCAGTTGTCGTACGCCTGCAGGTCACGGTCGATGGCGCGACGGCACCAGTGGTCACACGTCGTGGTCACGTGCTGGCCCCGCGGTGGCCCGTTGTAGCTGACGCTGGCGACGCGGTTGTCCCGGGTCACGATCACCGCTCCCACCTGACGGCGGGAGCACCAGCTTCGCTGCGCGACCACCGTCGCGACGGCGAGCCAGGTCTGGTCCCACGTGGCGCGGGGCGGTGGCTCGGGAACGTCGGTCAGGGTCAGGGTCACGTGATCGCCTCCACCAGCTCAACCAGCGCCTGACCCACGACCGCGGGGTTGGCGCCGCTGAGGTCAACCACGTACGACGTGCCATCCAGGGTGGCGATGGTACCCCACACGTGCCAGCCGTCGGGCAGCTGCGTCACGTTCAGGTCCGCGTCCTGGACCGGGTGTTTATCTTGCCACGGCAGAACCCAGATCATCAACCGCAGCAGCCAGACGCTGACCCTCGTTCTCATCGCGTGACGGGTACCAGGTTGGGTACCGTACCCTCCTTGCGGAACTCGCTCAGCAGCTCCCCGAACTGATCGTCGTGTCCGGGTCGGTCGTCGAGGTCCGTCCAGTGACCCGTCGTGTCGGGGTCGGGGAGCCTAACCAGCAGCCAGATCACCGGCGCGTTCACGAGCTGGATCAACCGGTTCCACAGACGCTTCAACCTCGTTCTCCTTGTCTTCCTCGTTGGTCGGCGCGCGGTAGCCACGGTGAACCACCGTGGCCCAGGTCACGGCGACGTTCGCGACCTGGATCAGCTCACGGTACAGCTCGGTCTCACTGTCGGGCCCGTCGTGGTCGTAGGTCAGGAGCCGCGCGACCTCCCCGACCTCCTCCACCAGGGCGGCGATTCGCTGTCGGTCGTTGATCTCGCTCCCGTCGAGCGAGTACGCGCCGTGCTTGGCGCGGGCCCGGCGGTACTCGATAAGCAGGTCATCGGTCGCGACCCTCAGCCGGTCAGGCAGCCGCTCGGTCAGGTTACGGCACCGGTGGTAGGTGGTCGCCTCGTCGTAGACGTAGCGGCAGGCCAGGCACAGGCGCGTGGTAGGCGGCACCGCTGGCACGTGGTCATACCACCACATTGAGCGTTCGTCGGTGACCGGCAGCGTCAGCCGGTCACCCGGTCGGCGCAGAAGGATGCTCAGCGCGGTGGTACGCAGGTCCGTGAACGCGTCGCTGACGCCGACGTCGGGCGGCACCGGCGGGAAGCGGAGCGGGTCGGTGAGCAGCCCCGCCTCGATGACCTGCCTCGCCTGGTCCAGGTTGCTCTCGTAGAGGTGCATGGACCCCACGCTGTGAACGTACGCTCCCGCCGGCACGTCCAGGGCCTCCGCGACCGCGCGGTGCAGCAGGCTGAACATCATCCAGTCGTAGGGCACGCCGAGCCACAGGTCGTTGGACCGCATCGTGACGCGCAGCTCGAGCTGGCCGTCACGGAGCAGAAACTGCAGCGTCGTGGTGCAGGGCACGTCCCGGCTCGTCACGGCGTGCTCGTCGCCCCGCCAGACCGTGGCGAGGGCCTGGCGCGTGGCGGGGTCACGTTCCAGGAGCCGCACGACGTGGCCGAGCTGGCCGTGTAGCCGCGGGCCGTAGGCCCCACGCAGCTCACCGTGGTCGGCGAACGCGCTGAACCGGCCGCCGCTCACCGCGTTCAGCTGGTCCAGGTTGCTGATCCCCGCCAGGAGCTGCAGGCCCTCCACCGCGGCGATCCGCACGTTGGGCCGGCGCCTGGTTCGCAGGACGTGCACCTGGCTGGGGTCGTTGATCCGTACCGTTACGTGGCGGAGCTCCCGGGTTCGCTGGCCGCGGGGGCTGACCAGCGCGCCGTGGTCGAGAGCGTCTCGAAGGAGGTTGAGGTAGACGTGTGAGCCACTGCTGTGGTCGAGCTCCACGGGTGGATGGCCTCCTTGAGCTGGGCGACGTAGCCGTCGAGGTCGTGGTACCGGAACCTCTTCGCGTGCTGCGGGTGAGGCACCGCGACGTGGTTCAGGTCGAGCCTGGTCAGTCGAGCCTCGGCGAGCCGTCCCAGGGCCACCAGCCGTGGCCGACCCAGCGCGCGCCAGAGCTGCGGCAGGTCTACGCCGGGTTCCGCGGTGTTGATCAGGCCAACGTCGTTGTGGTAGCCGCTGAATACCAACGCGTTGAGCAGCCAGGTGGGGCTGCCGGCGGCGGTGAGCGGCGTGAACGGACGGCGGAACCGCGCGTCACCCCGTGGGTTGCGGACGTCCCCGCAGAGGATGGCGCGGGGCAGGACGGGGTTACCGAGGTACGTGCCGGCGCTGAGGCGCTGCGCGTGGTAGGCCCACTCCCGACGGGTCCGGGCGCGGTTGACCAGCAGCATGGGAACCAGGTGCGCCGGCTCCGTGCCGTTGAGAACCTCGTAGCCGTACCGCCGCGTGACCAGGTCGTACCAGCCGCGGATCAGCTCGAGCTGGTCGGCGGTGACCAGGTCGTCGCCGCGGGTCGTGTGACGGTCACGGAGGACGTCGAGCGGGGGCAGGCACGCGACCTTGACCGCACCGAGCGCGTCGAGAGCGAGCTCCACGTGGGTCAGGCCGGCCTCGGTGAGACGGGACCGGCCGCGGAGAAGGGGCCCGTAGACGCCCTCTCCCGTGTGCCAGCGGTCGGCCAGGACGAGGTCGTGGCGGCTGCGGATGGCCTCACCGAGCTTGTCCTCGTCCAGGGCGAGCTCATACTCCTCGAACGGCCCCACGCCCGGGACCGGCTGGCCCTTCTTGACGGTGAGCACCGTCGGTGCCGGCGGCCGGGACAGGCTACGCAGCGTGGGACGGTGCCAGCGTCGGGCCAGGTTCGCCGCGAGGGTGGTCTTGCCGCCGAGGTCGGGTCCCTCGATCACGATCAGCATCAGTGGCCACCGACCTGCAGCAGCGCGGTCTCGCAGGTAGATAGGTCCGCGGCGAGCTCGTCGGCGGTCGCGTCACCATCCAGGAACTGCTTCACCGCGCGGCTGAGCCAGCCGTAGGCGGCGACGTGGGGGGCGGAGTGGCGGCTCTCATCCCGGCTCCTCATGATCGATACGAGGCGGTCGAGGGCCCGCGCCTCGGTGTTCTCGTTCACTCGGCGGCTCCATTCCTTCGTTCCTAGCTCGGTGCCACGTCCCGACCATACCAAGTGACCGGGGCGCGGTAAACAGTTGAGGTCAAAGCCGTTCAACCAGGCTCGTCGCGGCCGCGAACCCCTGGTCAGCCAGCTTGGCGCGCTCGAGCAGCCGCTGCGCCGGCGCGCTGTAGCCGCGGCGACCCGGCAGGCGAAGGGCCTGAAGGACGTCGGTCGCGGCCTCGCAGACGGTCACGCTGTGGCGGTCGCTCTCGGCGTCGATGACGTAGGTATCGTCCTGGCCCCGGACGTCGGGCCGGCACCGTGGGCAGGGCTCAGCGTCCTCGAGCAGCTGGTCACGGGTGGTGGGTGAGCCGGCGTTGCACATCGAGTCGTGCTCGTGGTACACCACCGACCGACCCGCGATGTGAACCAGGTAGCGACCGGTGCCATCGGTGAACCGGTACAGCTCCATCTCGGTCCACCGCGGGGACTCGTCCGTCTCGGTGGTGACGTCCGCGACCAGCCGGCCGTGGAACTCGTAGGGGTGGATCTCACCGGGGACGCGTACCAGGTCGGTAGCGCTGGGGTCGGGTTGGCTCATGGGATAGCTCCTCTCACTCGTTCCTGTGCGGTACCATATCACCTGATCTCGTCGAGCCTCGTGTTTACTTTTGAGCGGCGTGGTGGTAGGTTCGGTCCCGACGGGAAGCGGCCCACTTCACCGGCCAGGCCGGAACGTGGGACCGTGACCCAGCGGAGTGAGAAGGAACGAGATGGGGGCACCGTGTCGATCTTCCGACGTGACCGTTGGGAGTCACCGGCGCTGGGGTACGTCGTCAGGTTCACCGTCGGGCCGCACTCACAGGTCCCGATGGAGCTCGAGACCGCGACGAGCCTCCAGGACGCTGAAGCGACGTTCCTAGAGTGGCTGAAGGACGTCGACGAGTACGGCTGGAAGCGCGTTCACCTGCGTGACCGCGGCAGCTGGTCGGTCCTGGTGTTCCAGCCAACGTGGGTGACCTGCTTCGAGGTCAGCCGTGGCCGGCTAAGCTGGGTGCCCGGCCCCGATGAGTAAGCTGACCCACGTTCAAGAGGTGCGCGGGGCGTGCGTGCCCTGGCTGACCGGGGCCTGCCACGCGGGATCGAGCTGCGTGTGCCTGTCGACGGTGAGTGAGGAGCAGGCAGGTGGGAACGAGGATCACGACGACGGGTCAGGTGCCGCCGCGGAGGCGTGGCGGCTGCGGGAGGCGAGCGGCGGTTGGCGCTGCCGCCCTGGCCCTGCTGAGCTGGCTCGCCTGCTGGCGAGCGTGACGAAAAGGAGAGAGTGAGGATGCCCAGGAAGAG